TTTGACATTCTGGGAAGAATTGACCGGGAGCGGTTAGCTCGTGGATGGTCTGAATACACCCTTGCCGAGAACTCTGGCCTGACGCAATCAACCTTATCAACATGGCGCAGAAGAAATCTTCAGCCCAACGTGACCTCGATTGAAAAAATTTGTCACGGCCTTGGCATCACCCTCTCACAGTTTTTTGAAGAGGACGCTGCCATTCATCATCTAACAGAGGAGCAGAAATCCCTCTTAACCACTTGGGATAGACTTTCTCCATCACAAAGAACTGCTATCTTGGATTTGATTCAAGCGTTTTTACCTGAATAATACACACATTTACAAAAAAGAAGGATGTCGAGCAACCACTGCGTCACTCGACATCCTTCTTCATTAAGTAAAGGACTTCAGAACTTTTTTCAGTGCTTCACGCTGTTCCGGGGTTATGCGACCCAGCAAATTCAAAAATTCCTCTTGTTCCTCTTTTGTAAATTCGCTATGGGGTTCTTCTTTTGCACATTTTTCATTTTTCATAACAGCTTTTCCTTTTTAAGTTTTTTCCTCGTCAGCCAACTCGGCCCGCATCTGCCGCTTGTATTTATAATAGGTATTCCGGGCAAGTCCTGTCAGTTTCATACACTCCACATCGTCCAATGTACCGCCAAAAGCCTTACAATGGATGCGGATTTTCTCTTTGGCCGCTTTGGACTTCTTGGTTTCAAATCCAGTGCCTTTCTTGCGGCCAACCTGTTTTCCATTCAGCTTTGCTGTTACAAGACCCTCACGAGTACGCTGGTGCAAATCGGCAACTTCTTTTTCGGATTGCTCAAAGGCCAGTTTGATCTGCTCCTTTGCCAAGGCCATCAGATACTCGTTGATGCCCTTTAAGATGAAATCCACATTGGTTCCTGTCATGGCAATGCTGCCGGACAGGGCCTTTTTGTAAGTTTTGGTATCAATGTGATGCTCTTTCAGGAATACCAGCTGGATACCTTTATTATAGAGATCCTCATACAGTGAAAATCCTTCTTCGGCATTTCTGGACATTCGAGAGACGGAATCGAACACCACAGTATCGCCCTTTTTCAGAATCCGATACAACTTGCTCCATTCTGGCCTTAAGATGGAAGTTCCCGTATAGGCTTCCTGTACAATGTGAACTGTCGGGTATTCAGCCCTGATATTACGAACCTGACGGTCAATGCTCTGCTTTGCAGTGGAAATTCTGCAATAACCATAAACGCTCATAACTATTTTCTTTCCGTATCAAAAATGCCGAACGTCATTTTAGCTCCACCGATTTGCCTTAGCAAATCGGTTTCATCACGCTGTGATTGATACTTTTCTATACCCACGGCATTTTTAATACTTTTTCCTGCGAGCCTTAGTCATCCCTCATAAACTTCAAAAGATTGTCTCCGTTGACAAACGGTTCGCGCCGTCCGTCCCCTGCGATGACTTTTGAACTTTATAAGGAACGACACGGCTCGCTCTTATCAACGGTTCAGATACTGATTCATAAACTCTTCCACCGTCACGCAGGGCTTTTGATTTTTCTCTGCTCCTCCAAACGGATCATAGTTCCAGTCCGTCTCTTCATCAATGTACCGCCGTCCGTCATTGGGCAGCTCCAACGGCTCTGCAAGAATAATCGTACCCCAGTGATTGATCATGATAAACGGCGCAATCTCACAGGGAATTCCTCGGCAGTCATCATCATGCCGCACATCGTAGACATACAGACTATCCGGGACGGTATCTCTTTTGATGCGGAAGTTAGTGAATAATGCAGGCTTTCCGCAGACAGTGATTTCTTCATAGTGTTTGGTCATCGCATTGCAAGACATATAAATTTCTCCTTTATGCCACGTTTAGCCTTGTAGCCTTATAGCAGTCAGCGCACATTCCCTCATGGGTGGCTGCAAACTCTGCCGCCTGCATGATGGAGCCATCCTTCAGCTTGACCCTCTTGATGGGCTGATTGCACCGGGCACAGATGCAGGGCATCGGCGGCTGTTCCTGCTTTTGGCTGGTGGATTTCGGTTTCGGCTGCCTTTGTGGTTCGGCATCCGGCTGCGGTGCAGCATCTTCCGGTAAATCCTCTCCGGCGTAGACGTACAGGCCAAGGCCAAACATAGCAAGGTTCTTCACCAAGCACCGCATGATAGCCTTATTCACATCGAACATAGAGGCTGCTTCTACGGTGCGTTCTTCCATGCCGATCTTTTCACGACGGCGGGTCTGCGGATTATAGTCCCATTTCGGGGTGGTGTAGGTATAAGGCGTGGCTTTCATGGCTTTGTTTGCGCCATCCAGTACAGGCAGCCACATTTCGTGCGAAACGCCCTCAATCGTGACTGAGGTGTACACCATGAAGCCGGTTATGGGGTCATAAACATAGGGCAGACCGTTAAATTTCTTGACTTCGTAGCTGGCAGCAGGATACAACTTCTTCACCTCTGCCCAGGCATACGCCCAGCTTACATATTTCAGTTCCGTGTTGCCGGACTTCTTGACTTCCACATGGTCTTTGAAGTCGATAGCAAATAATTTTACAAATGGATTTTCCGTAGCCATAAGATAACCTCCAAGAAAAAAGACGGCAGAGAAGTCACTCCCTGCCGTCTGATACAAGATTTATGCCGCATTAACGATGGTGAACCTGCGGCTGCTCACATTTTTGCTGTACCGATTGAAAATGTCCGGCTGCTCCTTTTTCAGTCTCTGGGAATCCACACGCTTGCTTTCGGAGGATACCCAGGACACCTTGTAGCCCGGTGCTGTGCCATAGGCAGCATCCTGCATTTTCAGCTTGACCTGCTGTTCGATGGCCGTTTTCTCCTGTTCCATCTGCTCGATCCGGGTGGAAAGTTCCTGCCGCTTATCCAGAAGTCCATGCAGAGCACTCAGGTCAGCGGTCTTATCCCGGTTGTCTACCTCATACATCTGGTTGATCTGCTGGGTGTCACAATCGCAACCGTTGGGTGCAGGGGGAATCTGGGGCACAACATGGTTCGTCCAGAAAAGTTCTTCCTTATCAATGAGATCAGAAAGCACCTGCTTATCTGTCACGATCTTGTGAATCACCAGCTCTCTGCCAAAAATCAAAGCCGCCACATACCAGCAGTCGAAACCACTAACAGCTAAGTAGTGGTCAACCTGCGCCAGATAGTGAGCCGGGATTTTCCCATCCGCCCACTTATCCGCAGAAAACGGCGAGACCGTTTTGCACTCCAATCCTGCTTTCTGACCAACGATTAGACGGTCGAAGTCTGCCAGAAGCAGCGGATGTTCCTCGCTCTGGTAGATAGCGTTTGCACGGCGCACCTTAAAACCCGTTTCTTCGGAGAACCGCTGCGCCACATAATCCTCCAAGTCACGGCCCTGCCGCATGGCCTCGTTGTCGATATTTTCAATGGTATCGCTGATTTTATCGTAGTACACCTGAAATGCGGAGCGATAGGGATTCAGGCCCAGGATAGCCCCGGCATCCGTGCCGGTAATGCCGCATTTGCGGTAGCGGAGCCAATCTTCTTTGGACAGGTTCCGTGTAGATACAAGTCGTTTCATGCAATGTTCAACCTCTCTTTCATCTGTTCTTCCGCAATAGAGAAATCATATTCCACCAAGTCTTTGATAATGGTGGAAAATTCATCCACCAAGGTACGGTCATCGTCCAGCCACAGGGCATACAGGAAATCCAGAATATTTCGCTGCACCCGGAGATGGTTCCAGAAACGCTCGTCCATTTGCTTTTCGGTGTCCAGCGTAATCAAGGCACTGACGATGGTGCTTTTCATCGTGATCTCGTATGCCGTGGTGCAAGTAGGCTTTGGAAAATCGGCTTCAATGCTGTTCAGGAACTCAGAAAATTCCCGGACAGCCCGGTTGCTCACATCGTTCATACGTCCTCCTTTATGCTGCGGCCAGCACCATCTTGTAAGCCTTGTCGATCATGGGATTGCCCTCTGCGGTACGCAGAAACAGATTTTCGTTGTAGTTCCGGGTCTTGCGGATGGGGTCTGCATGGGTAGCAAAATCCGAAACAGCGTTCACGAACCGCCAGCCGTTTTTGCCGACCCATTCCAGATCGGGTGCATTATAATAGCGAGCCTTCAAATCTTCCTGCAAGCGCAGGTTGTTCTTCCGCTGACCATCGGTTAAGTCTTCCGTGATGGGGAAGAACTCGTTGATAAACTCCTGCACCTTACGGTCAGACAGCCTGATGGTGGTCAGCTCATGGATGCCCTTGCCCAGCTCACCCATGTAGCTGTTGGCAAGTTGCAAGGTTTCACGGGCATCCTGCACCCGGAGCAGAACATTTTCGGTGTGGCGGGCAGTCCAGATGCGCTTTGCAGTACCCAAAGCCAGATTCAGCGTGTTCTGGCAGACTACACGAACCGGGGTCATGGCTACTTTCACACCAGAACTGCCATCGTGGCTGTTAAAGAACACAAGATATGGGGTCACTTCATCTCCGGCGATGATGTACTTTTCGGGCATCTTTGCCAGCATACAGACTTTTTTGCCGCCCTGCAAAGAACCGGCAGTCTCATAAGTAACGCCCTCACCCAGCAGGTCATCGGTGAACTGGAACGCTTCTTCGTTCTGCACAATGCGGTAGCGGTCAGATACCACGCCCAGAACAGCATCATCGGTGCTGCGGACATTGGCGCGATAGCCGGGAATCATAGTACCCGTGCCGGAATAGATGTTGCGGCTTTCCACCTGCCAATCCAGACCAGCCAGCTCCAAGGCTTCACGGCTTGCAGGGGCATCAATTACGATACGGCCAAGACCGTGCCAAGGGGTTTCACGGACAGAGAACATGGTTTCAACATTTGCAGACATAACTACTACCTCCTGAAATTTTAATGTGATTACTTGTTTTCGAGTTTATGGGCGATCCAAATAATAAGTATTACGGCAGTTTTCCCGATTGCTTTTGCACCCTTCATCAGAATCTTTACCATAATATCAGCCATTGTTTTTCCTCCATTTTCAAGTAAAAAGTAAAGACCTGTGGACAGAATCAAACTGCTCACAGGTCTTTCTATAAAGATAATATATAACTGTAATTTTTTCAGATACGCTTTGCCTTGTGTCGGGTGTGTCAAATGTGTCAGGTTTTTATGAAACTCTCTATATATTCCTTTATTTTTATCCCTTCTACTCTATTTTTTCTCTTAGATAAAGCGATAGGATAAAAGAGAATAGATAATATATAATAAAGATTTCTCGAAAATTCTGACACATCCGGCACAGCTGACACAGTACTTTACGGTCAAGTTTTTGTACGGATACCCACGGCTACTGTGAGGTCATGCCACTCATTTTTACGAATTCTCTGATTCCGGGAAGCCTTAAACGCCTTGGCTTCTTCAAATGAAATCGTAAAATGTGCCATCTCCATAAAGCCATCCAACGTACAAGTGGCACTATTTCTACTCTGCACTTCTGTCAGTTGGAAATCAAGCACCCAGCGATATTCCTCACTTGTCAGCGGCGTGATCTGCGCCACACAGCTATTGATAAGCTCCCGGTCAACATCATTCCTAGATGCTTTCTGCCACTCATCCAACTTCTGCGCAATTAAATTCATATCAAGGGTTCCACTGCGCTCATCCTCCTGTTCCACATTCTCATATTGAGATTGCAATTCTGCAATCTGCGCATCCAATCCCTTTCGCCGTTCTGCCAATTCCTGTTTTGTGATGATTCCGTCTGCACACAGGTCTATATACTTATCCAGATGCTCCCTCTGTCTGGCGATGCTGTTTTCCAGCATCGCCTTTCTGGAAATGCGAACAGTCTTTTCTTCTGCCATGCAGCGGTTCAAAATTTTATAGACCTCTTTGACTGTTTTGCCCTTGTCAAAGGTGAGATGTTCAAATACTTTTGCTGCCATCAAGTCCAGCTTCCACTCACAAATTGCCTTGATTTGGCAACTAATTCCCAAGTCCAAGCCATGCTCCTGCAAATAGCTGATGCTTGGCCTACGGGTACGGCGATAACACTGAAATCCATGAACCACTGCACCATCCCGATTTACACGCCACTTGAACTGGATAAATCCTGCGCCACAGCTGCACCGCAGTTTTGCCGTCCAGACTGACTTGGGCGTATTTCTCATGTACTTGTGCTTTTTCCCATTTTCATCTATTACCCGTGCTGATTTCGATGCCAAAATCTTCTGGCATCTATCCCACATTTCTTCTGATACCAAAGGCTCAAAGTCACCTTTCACATAGATGTAGCTGCTCTCGTCCAGATTTTTAACACGTTTCTGTGTCAAATATCCGTCGCTGTGGGATTTATTGTAACAGATGCACCCTTTATAGGTTGCATTATGTAGAACTCTGCTCACCTTGGAAGCGTCCCACGAAACATGGCCGCCTGCATCCAATCGGCCAAGGCGGTATAATTCGTTTACGATTTTAACCAGCCCATTTTCCCCGGTAGAATACATTTGGAAAATCAGTCTTACCGTTTCAGCTTGGTCAGGGTCAGGAACATAGGTTCCGTTCTCCCTGCGGTATCCTAAGATGTTTCCGCTACCATATAAAACGTGCTTCTCCCGACTGATTTTCTGCCCAGCTTTTACGCGCTCTGAAATTTTGCGGCTCTCATCTTGTGCCATAGAAGACATAATCGTCAATCGAAGTTCACCATCATTGGTCGCAGTGTTGATACCATCGTTGATGAAAAATACATCCACCCCACGCGCTTTCAACTCGCGTGTGTAGGACAGCGTATCAACTGTATTTCGTGCAAAGCGGCTCACTTCGCGAGTAATGATTAGGTCAAATTTGCCCTTCTGGGCATCCTCCATCATGCGCAAAAACTCTGGCCGTTTCTGTGCTTGTGTTCCAGTGATGCCTTGGTCTACGTAGACCTCCACGATTTCCCAGTCCGAGTGCCGGGAACATTCGATTTTATACCACTCCAACTGATTTTCCAGTGCGTTGATTTGCGCTTCATGTTCGGTTGAAACACGAGCGTACACAGCTACTCTCATAAATTTTAACCTCCACTGTCTCTGACTCTTTTCTGCGGCAAAAAGAAAGGCTCTGGCCGAATCCCCTCCGCCAGAGCCTTTCTCTGTTGTTTACGAAGCCTTTGCAGGCGGTTCTTCCTCCTGCTCACGCTTCATCCGAAGGAAGTTCTGATAGGTAGGCAGGTTGATTACCCCTGCCGCAAAGAGAGCTTCCACCAGACAATAGGCCATCGCCTTTTCGTCAATTTCCATCATCGTAACACCTCCGTAGTGCTTGTGATCGTGCTTCGGCTCACAGATATAACGTATCATCGAAAATTCAGACGTTACGGACGAAGGCGGATACCATAGAATCCCCACACCGGGTTTTCCGAGGCGGTGAGACGCTTTCGGTCACGAACACCGCCAGCCTGCTCCATGTACTTGTTGAACGCTGTAGCGCTGCACGGACATGTGCCGTTTTCATCGCAACAGGCCTCATACGCCCTCCTCAAATCAGATGTAGCCGTAAAATAGTTGTAGTCCCCCATTTCACAGTGGTTTTCAAGGAACTCTTTAAGATAGTCCATTGAGTTTTTCCTCGGTATCCCTCTCATGCAGTCCACATCAGGAATCGGCGGAAACTGCCAGCCTTGCTTCATCAGTTTTCTGGCATACTGAAGTGCTTTCGTCACGATTGCATCGCGCTCCTTCCAGAGTTTTTTAGCAAGATCCGGGTCTCTCTCATCCTTCGGAACAGATTTCATGAACGGAAGGAAGATAATCCGGTCAAGAAATGCCGGATCGTTTGAATCGATTCTCAGGGGAAAATTGGTTGCAAACAAAAACTTCATATTATGGTCGAGCTTTAGAGACCCCTGATTTTTGCGCTGGATTTCGATGCTATCTCCACCGGTGATCCGCTTCAGTTTGGACACTGCACTCGCATTCAACACTTCCTGCGGAAGATCCAAGGAGATGTTGATTCTGGAGTACAGCCGCGACTCCGTTTCAAACTTACCGCCCAGTTCACCAAGCGAGAGGTTGCTCACCGAGTTTTCCGGATAAAGTTTCTGTATGGTATTGCCCAAGATACTCTTGCCAGAGTTCGGAGCATACCCCATAACGAAGAAATATTTTCCGTTTGAAGGCTCAATCAGAAGATACCCAAGCGCCATCATAAAGCGCTCCTTCAGATCTTCACGCCCCTCAGTAATCGTATCAAGAAACTCGTCGAACACCGGGCTTTCGGCATCTTCATCATAGCAAGCATCCAGAACGGTAAATGTTATACGCTTGGAGCTATGATGTTTCAGCTTCATTTTATTGAGATACAAGATCCCGTTTTTCAAAGGACAATATGGTTTATCTTTCAGCGAATCTTCGTACTTCAAACGAGGATTCGCCTTCATACATTTATAAATATCCAGATGATTTCGGAGATTTTTCACCCCGTCAAGCCCTGGACTTATGTATTGACGGTAAAGAGATACGACCCCCTCAGCGTTAATCGATTCATAGTATCGATCATTATAATGGTATAACACGGATTTCCTATAGAGAAAGTCCGTTTTTTCAAGCAGATCTTCTTCCATCTGGCAAACAGATGGTTGCCTAAACCGCCCCTTTGCTGGCGATTCCTGTTCGCCATTGGTAAATTGTGCATCTTCATCACCCCCTTCCACAAAAGCAGCCAGTTTCAAAAGATCCACGCCCTCGGATGAAGCATTGGCCTTTTTCTTGGCTTTCTTTTTTTGTTTTTTCTTACGTTTTTCCTGACGCTGCTTCGACGCCATCTCATACATCGAAACAAACGGCTCATCGCTGTTATCAGGAAATTCGTCCGGATATTCACCCATATCTTCTTCAAATACAAGTGAGTCCGTATCCGCTGGTGAGCCGCGTCGTTCCACTATCATGGGCTCATCATCTGGGCCTGAGTCAGGTTCCAGACCACGCCTTGGCACAATGAACGACTGGTCATCATCTGGTGGTTGGCCTGTGTAGTCTTCATCGCAAGAATCAGAATCATATGGATTGTTCCACTTCATAATCATTCTCCTTTACTGTAGTTAAACTTAGCCACGGCACTTTTTATAATTTGCGATAGTGCTTTGGCTAATTTGATATTATCAGAAACCGTCTCCTCAAGCCAGAAAGGAAAATCAAAAAACAAATTTCGATTTTCCTTTCTTGACATATAATTTTAGACATGATATAATTATAATTTATGCAAAACTATATTATTTCCACACGAAAATATGGGGCTGTCGCATGTGCAACAGCCCCATATTTTATTTTTTGGCCCTACTATTAACTGCTTTCCTATTTTGCTCTTTATTACGCCCTATCCTCTTTTGGCTTCAATTTCTCTTAGTTCCTTAACATTACGTTTCATGGCTTTTATTCTCTCTTCCATTGTTTCCCTTTCAATGCTTTCATCAAGGTCTTCACTCAGCTCAACTATTTCTCTTTCGCATTGATCTAATCTCATCGCAATGTTTTCAAAAATCCATATATTATTAGAAGATACATGAGGATACTTAAAATTCAAACATTTTACTTTTTCGTACAATGACTCTAGACAACCGTTCACAATGCTTTCATTCTCTTTTTCATAAGAAAAATAAGCGCCGCCTGATTGGTGCGGTGATCTGCTGTGTCCTGTCTGTTTTGTGCGGTATCCTGCCCTATTTGGGCGTTTGGGGTATTGTGACATGTTTCCTGAATGAACGGACAGAGAGCCTTTTTCAATATGTGTGCCTGATTGCCGCAGCAATCATTTTGAAACATCTGCTGTTTGGAACCGGCACAAAAATCTCTCACAAGGTAGCCTACCAGACATTGGGGGAAACCCGTAAAAAGCTGTTCCGCAAAATTGCCCGCTTACCAATGGGCTATGTGAAAACAACAGCATCCGGGCAGGTCAAAACGATCATTATGGATAATATGGAGCAGTTGGAGACATTTTACGCCCATAATATTCCAGAGATTATTTCCGGCCTTGCTGTACCGCTGTGTATGGGAATCCTGCTGGCGGTATTGGACATCAGGGTAGCCGGTATCATGCTGATTCCGGTCATTCTGTTTATTCTTGTCGGTATTCTTATGATTATCGTTCAGATGAAAAAAATGGACGAATTTAATCAGGCGTTTGCTGATGTCAGCGTTAAGACGGTGGAATATGTCAACGGTATGAAAGAACTGAAGATATTTGCCGCCGACGAATCCACTTATGGC